TGTCGCAGTTAGTCTAATAACACCATGTAAGCTTCTGCATTATTTTTTCTAAACCAATTAATATTTTCTCTGACTTTGTCCCAAAGTTTAGAACCACCCCAACCCAATTTTTTATCTTCTAAGGTTGCGCTATATTCATAATAAAATATAGCGTCATGTTTAGTAGCTTCTTCTCTAGTTAGCATTACAGATTCGCCTGTAAATCTATTTGATCTTTTGTGTGTTTTTTGTTCTGTCATATTTCTCCTTTATTGTTAATAAAAGTATAATATCACATGGCGCCGTTAGGCGCCATTGTCAATATTGTCGCAGTTAAAATGGGATAGTGTCGTCGTCTGGATTAGCTAAGGCGTCCTCTTTTTCTCTTAACTCAGTAATCTCATCTTGAATTTTATTCATCAATTCAACAAGGGCTAATCTTTTTGCTTGAATTACTAATCTTTCTAATGTGTTTTCTGTAGTCATTTTTATTTCTCCTTTTTAGTTAATATGTTTGCATTATAACACATGGCGCCGTTAGGCGCCATTGTCAATATTGTCGCAGTTATCTTTTACTATAACTAAATTCATGTATGCCAACATAGTAACCATTAGCCACTAAATAGTTATATAAATTTTTACAAGTCTTTGGTGCTTTCTTATCATCTATAAAATTAAGCACAGCTTTTGCAAATGATGTAAAACCTGTCACTCTAGGATTTGTCATCAACATACCTGTTGTTGCTTGTCGCTCTAATGCTTGCAACAATAGTTCCTGTTGAAATGTATAACCTGTTGGCATTACTGTATCGGCTATTTTTGTTTGTGTCATATTTCTCCTTTTTAGTTAATGACACATCTTACAACAATGGCTCGTTAAGAGCCATTGTCAATATTGTCGCAGGGTATTATTTTAGTTTGTATATATGGTTGACCTCTCCAATCTGTAGTCTGTTCCTTGACTACATCAATCGGAGTTTCAAGTGGCTCATTTCTTGGGTGTAAGTTTATAAACTCATTCCAATTTGCTTGAGCAAAGTCATTCCAACAACCTTGACTACAAAAATGAGAATACATATTATTCTCATTCCAACTAGTCTGTGCAACTTTTTTAGTTCTTAGAACCTTTGAACCTTTGACACCTCTTATTCTATCTTGTGTATGGTGGGTGTGACACTTTGGACCATGGCACCAATTAAACTCACTCATGATTTATCCCCCTCTGTCATTTGAAATCTAGCCAAAATTTTAGCATGGCTTTCCAAAGTTTTTTCAAGTGTTGAAATTCTATCTTCTAAGAATTTAATCTTGTTGCGTTGCATATTGATATCTTTATTTCTGTCTATTGTTTCAAAGTGTAGTTCATTCATCTCAGCCATTATTTACCCCTCTTAAATGATTTGGTTAATTGTTTTTGTTTAAAATTTTCAATATCTTTTTGTCTATCTGAATATTGAATTAACATAAAACACACAAATACAAGTGTGGGAATTCCCACACTTGCAATTAAAAAAAATGTACTGCTAGACATTATTTAACCTCACTTAAAAAATAGTTAACTGCAGTTGTGTATCTATTTCTATATAAATCAAAAAATGTAATACATCTTTGTCCATTCTTAGAAATAAACTCTTTTGATTCTTTGTCGAATTTACCAACTCTAATATCAAACTTTTGATATTTTTTCATAAACCAACCCACTCGTATTATTTGATTGTCTTTCATTACTTTCTCCTATTGTTTGTTATGGTCGTATTATAACACAATGGCGAGGTTGTCGCCATTGTGCAGATTGTCGCAGTTTAATTTATAGCTTGTTGTTCAGCTAATAATTTTTTTGCGATTGCAATTTTTTCATCTCTAGTTTGCTCAACATCATCTGTTAAAAGGTCGGCTAGATTAGTCGGACTATAAATTGAAAGTGCCATTGTTGAGTGTGCGTCTAATACACTTTCATTCAATGCTACTTTTAATTTGTCAGCTAAATCTTTTGCTTGGTCAAAATATCTATAAGATTTCAAGCCTAGTTTTAATTTATCCATTTTACCATTTACATGGTCAAATAGTTTTTTGTGTGCCATGATGACATTTTCTTTTGCAACTTCAAATGATTTAAACCACTCATAGTTTTCAGTATCAGTTTGAAACATACGATTATGACAATAAGAACTACCAATGACCCAAAGTTTAAAATCATCTTTCCATGCTTGTCTATGCTTGATACCTTGATTTCCACTTACATCATTATTAGTGTTATTATATCCTAAATATTTATCAATATTACTTTCAGCAGTATAATAACTTGGACTTCTTTTTTCATAATTATCATTAAGTCTAACCTTAAAATCTGGGTCAAGACCTTTTGATTTTAACTCATCTCTATAATAAGAAATTAAAAATTCCTTATCAGCTTTAAATTTAATATGAACATCATCTAAAACTTCTTTTGGATTTCCATTATAGTCGGTGTCCATACGAGGTGTTTCATTTTGAACATGGAAACAATTATCATGGTATAACTCTCCACCATTTCTCTCTCCATATTTATTCATCATAGAACGAACTGTATCAACATCTTCTTGAGGTTGATGAAACCTTACAAGTTGCTCTATTTTTGTTTTAGCAATAGAACGCATATCATCATAAGTTTTAATTGCGTCAGTATGTTGTGTTTGATACTTTGAATTATTTTCAAAGTGTTGTTGAAAAACATCAGCAATAACTTTTCGTTTTTCACTATTTAGTGTTTGTCGTTTTTCTGGCATTTTACTCCTTTAGTTGATTAAATTGTATAATAACACAATGGCGATTTACTCGCCATTGTGCAAAGTGTCGCAGTTAATGTATTTCTAATGGTGTTAATTTATTCATGTTTTTAAAATCAACATCTAATAGTAAAGTAGGAAATTTTTCTCCTGCAAATAAAACCAATCTCTGTTCAACATCATTGTGAGGAAATTGGTGTGATACTATTACAATCTTACCTTTTAATTGTTTCAAAATATCTTCTGGGATATATTGATTTTTATTTTTCTTTTTTGCAATTTTATTCAGTTCTAATAAATCATCTGAATGTATAATTGTGTAAGTTTTTTTATTCATTTTTATTTCTCCTTTTTAGTTATTAATAAAAGCATTATACCATGTTTCACGTGAAACATAAATATGACACATTGACGCATGGAGCCTGCGACATTTTGTCGCGCGACAATCTGTCATGTTGACAGGTTTTTGTGTTAAGCGTCAAGCTTCAGGGTGCGACAATAAGGACAATGTATTCTAATTTTTGTTTATGCTATAATTGGTTTATGTTTAATTTAAATAAATATGAAAGCCAAAAAGATATTTGGGAGTCGCCATCATTAATAGATGATGAAAATGATAGTTATAACTATTATGGAACATTCCCACTTTATTGGTACTGCGACAATTTGGAGAATTTAGATTTAGATCAAATCTGATAGTATTCAGTTTCAGCCTCATTTGTAAGTTTATCGCTGAAAAAAACTATAAACTTACGGGACTATGGCTTGAAAGGTTTGACTCCGAGTAAAGCCCACTGATCCCTGATCCAATTGACACTAGTTGGACGCAACTAGTAAGGTGCTAAAATGCCTGTTGGATCTGGGATCAGTCAAAATGCATGTTCAGATCGCTGTAAGAAAAAACAGTCTGGCTTTGGTTGGTCCACTTTAGAATGATTCTAAAAAAAAAATTAAAAAAAATAGCAAGCGTCAAGCAGCAAGCAACAAGCGTCAAGCTGCGACATTATATACATTGACGCCTGGGTTAGGATAGTATAGGATACGGTTGAAAGGTATAATTATGGAAAACAATGAAATAAATGAAAGATCAGTAAACCCGCTAATTAGAATAGCGACAGCTATAGAAGAGATCCTGAGACTGGTGAAGCTGGACCAGGAGAAGATGGAGAAAAGGTTCGCGGATGAAGATAAAAAATAATGATTTGCTGCCATGGTTCACTGAGGACCATGGCGCACTGCCGGCCAGTTACCTGGCCAGCTGTGAAGATTTTTTTAAAAGTATAAAGCGTCAAGCATCAGGGCACAAGCTGCGACAAATTGACGCAGGACAAAATGTACAATTGACTAGTAGTCAACAAGCATCAAGCAACAAGCCGCGACATTTTGTACAATGTTACACACCCGGAAAACGTGTTAAAAATAGATTCAGGAGGAAAATATGAAAATAACAGAAGCAAAAAAAATTACAGAGTCGTTAACAAGAACTAGTAAAATGCCGGGCTTATCTTATAGCCTGCCAGCGTGGGCTTGCCAAACTGGCGCGAAGCTTAGGAAGGTTAAGACCTCACCATGTTATGGTTGTTATGCAATGAAAAACAATTATATCAGGTACCCAGCAATCAAAGCGGCCCAGTACAGAAGACTGGACGCCATCACCAACCCGCTATGGGTTGAAGCAATGGCTGCACAAATTAAACGTCAAAAATGGTTTAGATGGCATGACGCTGGAGACCTTCAGTCTCATGAGCATATGCAAAAAATTATAGAAGTATGTAAATTGACACCTGATACGAAGCATTGGCTGCCCACACAAGAGCGACAATACCTGCCAGCACCTGAAGATGTACCGGACAATTTAATTATAAGATTATCCGCTGCGCGTGTTGATGGGACCGCTGGCAACGCCTGGAGCCACAGCTCAACGGTTGTAACAGATGGAAGCTCCAGCTGCCTGGCGCCTACACAAGGCGGAAAGTGTTTAGACTGTAGAGCATGCTGGAATAAAGATATAAAAAATGTTAGTTATGGTAAACATTAATGCACGTATTTAGACATCCAAAATTTTATGAAGAGTACAGACAACGCGCAAAAAAAGAACAGCGCGAACAAAAACTAAAACAACAAGCAACAAGCAACAAGCAAGGAGGTAATGATGAGCAGCAAGCAACAAGCAAGCGACAAGCGTCTAAGTCGACAAGCGATTAAGATCCATGAAGCCTGGGCCTTTCAAAACGGTTATAGGCAACAAGCAGCAAGCACCCGGATCCAGGGTCCTAGGTACAATGGTTCCGATTACGTGAAACGTGCGACAAATTGTCGCGCGTCAAAATGACGCATGTGGCGATAGGCCACAAGCGTTCTGCAAAGCGTCAAGCAACAAGCAGCAGGGGTCAAGCGTCAAGCGCCAAGCAACTCTAAAAAAATTTTGATGTCAGGAAAACCCTGAAGCATTGGTTCATGGACCAGGCCTCCGGCTGCCAGGTCCCGGATTCTTTTACCCTCATAAAGTTTTGGCCTCTTGCAAGAGGCATCCAGAACCAGGATAAATGTATTGATAGGGTGTTTAATATGAAAGGCTATTTGGTGTGGAGAAAAGGTAATCTTGTTGGTTTTTGTATACTTTAATTCAACAGTGAAAAAGACGCCATTATTATTATAACCCAATAGATCGGGAGTACCAGGAACGCTAAGGTTTTCAATCCTAATCCAGGATATTTTAGTAAGATTTCTTTTAACTTGTGCATAAAATTTGGTCTCAGGTTTCATTAGTTTTTTAGACTAACAGTAGTCTTAAATTTTTTTTAAAACTTCACCCATTTTCCAAGTTTCAGGCTTGATAGTCATAACAAGTCGGTGAGTTTCTCTAGCTCCCAATAATTTATTTTCCATCATTTGTAAAGAAGTAATATCAAAATGTTGTCCATCAGGAAGACGGACTTGAACTCTAGCCTCTTGTGCTACAGGAGACTTCATCATTTTATCTAGTATCTGTCTTAACGCTTTTCCACTTAACATAATTTTATAAAAACAAAGGGGGCTCAGTATCTATTCCAATGGTATATCTCCCAGGAATCTCGTAAGCCAACCCCCCTTGCCCAATCAACAACAATAGAAGTTATCAGGTGAACCAGAATAAATTGGTTAATGTTTTTAACCTGATTACTATTGCTATATTAGCATTGTTATGGTAAAAATCAATAGAAGGAAACATTATGTCACAAGATAGAAATTATAAATATGACGGTAAATCTAGACCAAGTAATGCTATATATGAAAAAAGATGGAATGAAATATTTGGTAATTCAGTGAAAGTAAAAGATTTAAAAAAATTATTAAAAGAAAAAAATGGGACTACCAAAAAAACTAACCGAACAACAGATTAAATTCGCAAATTTATTAATAGCTGATGAAGGTAGAAAAACTGCTACTCAGTGTGCAATAGAAGCGGGTTATGCAAAAGATTCAGCTAGACAAGCTGCTAGTATATTACAAAATCCAAAAAAATATCCATTAGTAGTTCAATACATAGGTGAACTTAGGGCTGAATGGCAGAAGAAATTTGAAGTAACTTTTGGAAGTCATATAACAGAACTTGCTAGATTAAGAGATGAGGCTAAGGATAAAAAAGCTTGGTCAGCTGCAGTTAACGCTGAAGTAGCTAGAGGTAAAGCTGCAGGTTTATATATTGAACAGAAGATTATCCGTACTGGTAAATTAGAAGACTTATCGACAGAAGAATTAGAATCACGG